TGCAGTAGTCACTAAATGCGGTGCAACAACTACGATCAGTGGTTCAGTTGTAAAAGCAGATGACATACAAGCAGCAGATGGTGGAAATTTAATTAATCAATGTGGTACAACAATCACATTAGGTGCATCAGGCGATACTATTAATTTAGCATCTGGAGCAAGTCAAACAGGATTCGGTAGAACAGGTACAGTAGACTGGGATACGACTGCAAAGACAGCTTCATTTACAGCAGTGAGTGGAGTTGGATATTTTGTTAACACAACAAGTGGTGCAATCACAGTTACTTTACCAGCAGGTTCAGCTGGATCAATTGTTTCATTAAAAGATTATGCAAATACTTGGAATACAAATAATGTAACTTTAACACCTAATGGAACAGATAAAATTAATGGGTCAAATGCAAGTGCAATTTTAGAAACACAAGATCAATCAGTTACTTTAGTTTATGTAGATTCAACAAAAGGTTGGAGGGCAGTACAAGATTCAACATCAGATGTAACTGGTGGAACTTTTATTACAGCAACGGGTGGCACAATAACTTGTTGTGGAAATTATAAAATTCATACCTTTACAGGGCCTGGTACTTTTACAGTTTGTTCTGTTGCTTCTTGTGCACCAGATAACGAAATAAGTTATATAGTGGTTGCTGGTGGTGGCGGTGGCGGAACAATAAGAGGTGGCGGTGGCGGTGCTGGAGGTTTTAGAGAGTCAAAATCAGGTGTTGATTGTTATTCAGCATCACCTTTAGAGGGGGCAACACCTATTACAGTCACAGCATCACCTTATCCAATTTCAGTTGGAGGTGGTGGTTCTGGTAGTACTTCTCCAAATAATTTACCAACCACACGAAACGGAACATCAGGTGGATCTTCTACTTTTTCAACAGTTACATCAGCGGGTGGTGGTGTTGGTGGACATAATACTCCCCCCTCTATTGTAAACGGTACAACTGGTGGATCAGGAGGAGGAGCAGGTGGTCAAGGTGGTGCAACAGGTGGAGCAGGAAATACACCTCCAACAAATCCTTCACAAGGAAATACTGGTGGAAATGATACAAGACCAGGAAGTCCTCCAGGAGAAGGCGGTGGAGGTGGTGGAGGTGCTACAGCAGTCGGTGTAAATTCAGTAAGTGCAAATGCAGGATGTGGTGGAGCAGGTGCAACAACTTCAATTTCAGGAAGTTCAACAACTTATGCTGGAGGAGGTGGTGGTGGAACTACAAGTAACGCAGGTGCGTGTGCTGGAGCAGGAGGAACTGGTGGTGGTGGTACTGGTGGAGATGGTAATACTTTTAACGGAACAAACGGAACAGATAACACTGGTGGCGGTGGCGGCGGTACTGGACAAACAACAAGTCCAAATACTGCAGGATCTGGCGGTTCAGGTATAGTAATAATAAGGTACAAATTTCAATAGGTAAATTATGAGTGAAGTAAAAGTAAATAAAATTAGTCCAAGAACAGCGTGTGGTACAGTCACATTAGGAGATAGTGGAGACACTATAACAATTCCTGCAGGTGTAACAATCACGAACAATGGGACACAAACAGGTTTTGGTCGTACAGGTACAGTTGATTGGGATACAACAGCTAAAACAGCCGGGTTCACAGCAGTATCTGGTAATGGGTATTTTGTAGATACATCAAGTGGAGGTTTAACAGTTACACTTCCAGCCTCACCTTCAGCTGGAGATATTGTTGCAGTAAAAGATTATGCAAATACTTGGGATACAAGTAATTGTCTTTTATCAAGAAACGGATCTAATATTGGTGGAGTAGCTGCTGATGCAAATCTAACAACAGAAGGTTTAGCTGTCACATTAGTATATGTTGATGCAACAAAAGGTTGGTTAGTAACAGATTCAGGTTTACAATCAGAAGCACCAGAACCCGTAACATATATTACAGCAACAGGTGGAACAATTTCATATTGTGGTAATTGCAAAATTCATACTTTTACAGGACCGGGTACTTTTACAGTTTGTTCTGTTGCAGATTGTGCAGCAAATAATCAAATTTCATATATGGTAGTCGCTGGTGGTGGAGGATCTCAAGAAGGCGGTGGTGGAGCAGGAGGATTTAGAGAAAATAAATCTCCAGTTACTCCTTATACAGCTTCTCCTTTAGACGGAGCAGGTGCAATTACAGTTACAGCTCAAGGATATCCGATAGTTGTAGGAGGTGGTGGAACTGCATCTGGTAATCCAGATTTAAGAGGTAGTCCAGGAAATGTTTCAAGTGGTTTTGGAAAAACATCTGCAGGTGGAGGCGGAGGTGGAAAATATGTTAATAGCGCAGCTAATGGTGGATTACCTGGAGGATCAGGAGGAGGAGCTGCAGCTTTCGCTGGAGCACCAACTACTTATGGAGGTAATGGAAATGATCCTGCTGTTAGCCCACCACAAGGAACAGAAGGTGGACCAAGTAATGGAGGTTATCCTAATTTTGGTGGTGGTGGAGGAGGAGCTACAGTATTAGGTACTACAGGAACACCTGGAGCAGGTGGAGCACCTGGAGGTGCAGGAGCACTAACTTCAATTACTGGATCTGCAGTAGGATATGCTGGTGGTGGTGGTGGAGGAATTTCTGGTAGTACTTCTCCAAGTCCAGGTTTTGGAGGAGGAACAGGAGGTTGTACTCCTGGTAATGGAGCAAGTGGTGGAACAGCAAATACTGGCGGTGGCGGAGGGGGTACGTGGAGTTCTCCTGGTACTGGCGGTGGCTCTGGTATAGTAGTAATAAGGTACAAATTCCAGTAGTTGAATGAACAAAATTTATAATATATAATAGGAGAATAATTATGGCACATTTTGCAAAACTAGGAGCTAACGGAAAAGTTATTCAAGTACTTACTTTGAATAATTCTGATATGCTTAACGCTGACGGCGTTGAAGATGAAACAGTAGGACAACAGTATTTAGAAACTCACAATAACTGGCCTGCACAAATGTGGATTCAAACTTCATACAATACTTCTGGTGGAACTCACAATAGTGGTGGTACACCTTTTAGAGGAAACTACGCAGGTATAGGTTATACTTGGGACGAGGACGATCAAATCTTTTGGCCTAAAAAACCTTATGCATCTTGGGTAAAACATAATGAATCAGCTTCTTGGAAATCACCAATTGGTGATGCTCCAGCATTAACAGAAGAACAAACTTCACAAAACGAAGCAGCTACTCATGGCTGGTCTTATGTTTGGAATGAAACTAATACAACTTGGGATTTGACAGACGCTTTAGCATAAATTATATATAGTGGTGGTATGCAAAAAAAAGTTTTAAGTGAACAAAGTTTATTCTTTGGTGATGTTGATATGCCGAAAGGTTTTGAGATAGACCAAGAAAAACTTACCAACGATATTTTACAATCAACTTTTAACACTAAAGAATTTCCATTCTCAAAAACTTGGGATATGTTAAATACATATATGAGAGATTTTATTGGTCTTGATTATGGTATCAATTTAGTTAACAAATCAACGTGGGGAAATATCTATAAACCCAATGAGACAACAATTCCTTTATTAAATATTGATCCGGTGGATCTACGAAACTCTCCAGATTTTACTATGCTTTATGGTGTTAAAGTTAAAGATTGTATGGTCAGAATACACTATGAAGATAATAGACGTAAAGGAAGAAGTTGGGACATAGAACTTAAAAATAATATGTTCATAATGTTTCCATCAACAAATATGTATTACCTAACTAATAATCAGAAAGATAGTTTGAATTTTGTACAGACTATAACTTATGAATATATCTAATTACTATTGGTATTTTAGTGGTGTCCTTACACCAAAGTTTTGTGATGATGTAATAGCTTATGCTAATCAACAAGAAGAAACAATGGCTAGAACAGGTGGCTATGGTGATAGAAAATTATCTAAAGAAGAAGTTAAAGATTTAAAAAGAAAAAGAAACTCTGATTTAGTTTGGTTAAATGATACTTGGATATATAAAGAATTACACCCATATGTTCACGAAGCAAATGCAAGAGCTGGTTGGAATTTTGATTGGGATAGATCAGAATCTTGTCAATTTACAAAATATAAACACAACCAATATTATGATTGGCATTGTGATGGTTGGGATAAACCTTATGAAAAAGAAGGACCTGACAATGGTAAAATTCGAAAACTATCTATGACTTGTCAATTAACAGATGGTTCAGAATACACAGGTGGTGAATTAGAATTTGATTTTAGAAACTACGATCCACATATGAGAGATGAAGCTAAACATTTAAGAAGAGCAAAAGAGATTTTACCTAAAGGATCTATTATTGTGTTTCCTTCTTTTGTATGGCATAGAGTTAAACCCGTAACATCAGGCACAAGAT